TACTGCTTTAAACTCGATACTCGTGTGGAAGGGCCATATCATTGGCCGGAGCCAGCTGCAGCATCCGACGTCAAAGATCCGTTGGACGGAATAGTATTGAGACCCTGGCAGCAACAGGTTGTTGACTACATCACAGGGCCCATAAGCGATCGGACTGTGCATTGGTTCTATGAGGAAGTCGGTCATACCGGAAAGACAACTTTGGCGAAGCATTTGGTGCTCAAGCACGGTGCTGTCGTCATCCAGGGTGCTGGAAAAGATATCTTGCATCAAGCGTCCAAGTGTAAAGACACCAAGTTGTACATTCTTGACATCCCGCGCTGTTCCGAAGGTCACGTGTCCTATCAGGCCATTGAAGCGTTAAAGAACGGGCTGTGGTTCTCTGGAAAGTACGAAGGTAGCATGTGTGTCCGAAACCCGGCGCACGTAGTGTGCTTCAGCAATCATCATCCTGACGTCAGCATGCTGTCCCGGGATCGGTGGAATCTCATGTATATAGAGGCCGATGGCCGGTGCCGTAACCTGGCATGTGTTTGAATAAATCATTCTTCTCTCTTTTTTGCTAGGCGCAAGGCCATTTATTATTTGCGAAAGGTGCTTGGCTTTTGTAAACGAATACCCCCACGCAATCGCCCCACAAGTGGGGTCCACACATTTTGGGACTAACTCGATGAGCGGGTGGGGCAGCGGTCGCTTCGCTCCGCGCCCCATCTCACGTGATTCCTAAATGGGAGGATTCGCTAGCACGCGAACTCCGCGGGGGGTCGCCAAAGGCAACCATTTGAGTCTTTTGGAGAATCATTTGATTATCCGACGAAGCGTACACGGGAGGTGTACACAATCTCAATGCCGGAGGCTGAGGCTGCGGACAAATTGGCCATGGCAATCATGTGCAGGGAGTTGTCCGTGATGTCAGAGACGTTTGCAGAAGTACCCTTGCACAACACTGGGATGTTGAGTTTCTTGTTGATCTGGAATGGACACGAGGTGCCGCCAGTCTCCAATTCATCGGCAGTGCCGTTCCATGAGGGAGCGCCAGCGGGCACGGCAATGGTTTCCTGATGGAGGATCTTAAATCGCTTGGCATATTGAAGATTCTTGAATGCGAGCGCACCAGACCCAGGGCTCGTGAACACGTCCTCACTATTCAGTTGAGCGGCGTTTGTCTGGGTGTCTAATACCAGGGCAATCTTCACAAAGTTGGCATCGCCAATCTCCGTTTGGTTGTTTCGATTCTGTCGCGATACTTGGCCCTGGACGTGTACTGATGTTATCGTGTACTTGCGTCCAATACGTTGGGATTCACCGTCTCCTTCTGCGACGTTGTTGAGGCACAGGGTTGTGGCGGGGTCGACCTCTGCGCCTGCGACGGTTGCGACCACCAGTGCCGGGGAAATGACCTGGTCAGTGAACTTGTACTCAATGCCCAAGTAACCGCCTGTTCGCAAGTTCTTTGAACTACGCATAGGAGGCATTGAGCGCTTAGCAGCAACAAGGGCTGTACGAGAGGCTTTAGAAGCAGCATACTGCGCAGCAACTTTACGAGCAAGGCGTGGCATTGTCGGAGCGTTTTGTTTTATTCTGCGCAACATTATTTTGTTGGGTGCTCGAGATGTGATGACCCTATATCTAGGGGCACAAATCCCTCGGTAAAGAAAAATGCCGCGTAGTAAAGTGGTGAAACCAGCGAGGCGTCCTGATGGACCCAGAGTTCGATCCTCTGCTACTGGCAAGTTTATTAAATCTGTGGATTTATCCACATCGGGCAGTTCTGCCCCAAATAAGGAAATGAATCAGTCTGTTCCGTCGGAAAAGCCTTCTGTTCCAAAGCAGGCCGGGGCGGCCAAGCATTGGTTGGTCACTGTGCCCGTTACGGGCAATGTTCCCGAAGTAGTACCATGTAGTACCAATAGTACCACCATAGTACCGGGAGGGGAGGTAACACTGATCCCCTCCCTTCCTGCGTGTGTCCCGGTTGCCACCCTGCAATCTTGTCCAAATATGGAAGGTACATCCACAATAGTACCAATAGTACCAATAGTACCAAGTCAAAATAGACTTGAGTGTCACGTGATCCGTGAATGGGTCATCGAGCATTGTCATGACGCGTCATGGCAGATGGAGCGTGGGACCGGCGATACCGGGTATTTGCACTGGCAAATCTACATCCACTGCAAGAAGCGGGTGCGGCTGACGTGGCTAAAGGCTCACTTCAATCCAAGCGCACATTATGAAATCTGCAAGGCAATTGACAAGTCAAACGCGTACTGCTTTAAACTCGATACTCGTGTGGAAGGGCCATATCATTGGCCGGAGCCAGCTGCAGCATCCGACGTCAAAGATCCGTTGGACGGAATAGTATTGAGACCCTGGCAGCAACAGGTTG